GGAGTAGAACGTGACCAACTGAGAGTAAAAGCCACAGGCGAGGTTTTTACTCCTACTGAACTTGTGCGTGAAATGTTAAAGAAGTTACCAATTGACCAGTTTACAGATCCTTCTAAAACTTTTTTAGATAACTCCTGCGGTGATGGGCAGTTTCTCAGTGAGGTCCTTATCCGTAAGATGGAAAATGGTAGTACCTTTGAACAAGCGTTATCTACTACATACGGTGTTGACTTAATGCAAGACAACGTTGATCTTTGTAGAGAAAGATTATTATGTGGTAGCACTGATCCGGAATTAATAGCAATAGTAGAAAACAATATTGTATGTGCAGACGCACTAAAATATCATTACAGATTTGATGGTACTCCATGTGATGTGGTCGAAACAAAAGAAGAAAAAGTTGTAAGGATCAAAAAAGAACAAGAAGCAGTAAAAAAACAAAAAGAACGCAAAAAATCAGAACGTTTGGCTAAAAAAGAAGAATTACGATTTAAACGTGAGCAATCTAAATTTAAATTAACAATACTCAACCCAGACCTATTTGAGTTTTAATGATCCAACAATACCATGATCAAATTTGTGCAGAGTGGGGAGTAACCCTCACTACTGATACATACACTGGGTATGAATCAGTGGATGCTCAACTACGAGCACTAAGCAAACAAGCATGGACGGCCGCAGACGATGCTGGTCGAGAAGCCATACAAGAAGCGGCATTTCAAATATATCGCGGAGTTGGTGTTGTTCCTATAACTTACTACAGTCTTGAAGGATGTCGTCAACAGATTCGAGCCGTGGCAGCAGCTCGTAAATCTGTTAAAAATAATACCTTGGCCATTGGTGGATCAGCAGGATCAGCGTTTGGTCGATTTTGGTTTCCCAATATGCAGGATGCTCGATGGAACAACAATGCAACTGTGAGTATTAGATCACGTTTCAATCACGATAATAAACTAAAGCGGGCCATTAAAATTTGTTACAAATTCCGCGACAACGGAGATCAAGCAGTGCATCCTCGGAGTCTGAGAACTGCACTGGAATTGGTCAATGGTGGTACCATACAAAACTTCAAACCCATGAATGCTCAGGCTATCTGGGAATATATCTGTCCGGTGTTTCGTGGTCGTGTGTTGGATTTTAGTTCAGGCTACGGTGGACGTATGTTGGGTGCACTGACCAGTAATCTACGTTATCACTATTCGGGCATAGATCCCAACACTCGTACCTATCAAGGATTGCAAGCACTAGGTGAATTGATCACCGACTCGGGCCTGGGTGCCGGCTATGAAATGTACAACTGTGGCAGTGAAGAGATGGGGCCCGCTCCTGCTCACTATGATGCAGCATTTTCAAGCCCACCGTATTTTAATTTGGAAACCTATTGCGATGAACCCACACAATGCATGAATCGTTATAGAAATCTCGATGCTTGGTTTGAACAGTATGTCACACCCACACTACAAATGATACATCGAAGTTTGGAGTCCGACGGTGTGTATGCAGTAAACATAGCAGATTATAAAAATAGCAAAGAGCAATTTGAAATTGTTGATCGATGGAAAGCCATAAGTGAGCAAGTGGGATTTGAATATCAACAAACTGTGAACATGTTGCTGACCACACGTCCCGGAGTGGGCAATAATCGTGCCGAGTCGGCTACCAAAAGCGAAGGCATTTATATTTTTACCAAAAAACGAATATGTGTCAACTAATTTGTTGACCCAGGCGTTATATATGTACGTAGATAAAAATACGTATAACCTAAAGGATCAATCATGAAACAAATTATCGCAATTGTATTCGCCGCTTTCACACTATCAGCCATGGCCGCTGATGCTCCCAAAGTCGCTGAAGCTAAAAAAGTAGAAGTCACTGCTCCTGCTGCTCCTCACAAAAACGAGGCCAAGCCTGTCAAAAGTGAAACGAAAGTCGAAGCTAAAGAAGCCAAGACCAAGTAACCCAAACAGTATTGTAATTGACGATTCTCTTACAATAGGCCGCAATCGTCGAAGCCATGAGTTTGGTCAAGTTGTGCATGAGCAGGAAGAAGACGTTTCTGACTATGTAAAAATTAGATTGCTCATAGCTAGGATGAAAGCCATGGAAGCCTACCGAACAGCCCGTACGTAAAAAGCGTGTGGGCTTTTTGTTTTATAAGTACAACATGTTAGATTATGAAGTTGACGCTGTTGGACTAGGTATAACTATTACCTTGTTATCATTGTTGTTAAGTACCAAACAAGAAATTATTTTACGAGCACCTATAAAATATCAACTATTAAGAGATCTTAAAAAAATCTTTTCGTTAGATCAATTAACTATTATAGATCAAGAGTCAGTCTCAAATTGCATTGTATCACATAATATGTCCAAACAATTAGTTTCGGATTACTGTAAATTTTGGAGCCCTTATTTTGCAGTAGATACCATATCATTGTTTGAACAAAATCACACAATAGGCCTGACCAATAAACCCTGCATCGGGCTGGCCACAGATCAATTATGGGCTAGTGAACTTCCGCACAACGGCATACCGTTTAACAGATTATATCCCAAAGATACCTGGCTAAAAATTATTGATTTAATTGTGGCCAGTGGATATGATGTAATAACGTTTAATCAAAATACTGTAGGTGCGGAACAAAAAATATGGATGTTAAACGAGTTATGTGATTGTGTCATTGGATATGAAGGTGGGTTATGTCATTTGGCACATCTGTTAAAAGTACCATGCATAATCATGCCGTGGCACCATCATGAAGACGGATCCGAGCCACATCCAGACAGATCACTGCTTTATGTACCGCATAAAATGCATCTTGACCGCAGAACATATTTTGTTAAATCTGTAGATGAAATATCATCATGGGATTCTGCCATTCTTAAAGAAACAATTAAAAAATTATATTCTGAGCAAGGAAATAATGTTTTTATCAACAATAAATTGCATGTAAACACACGCCATCTGTTGGTTAACACTGGCACCAGTGCTAGCCAAGCACAATTAACAGAATGGGAAACAAATTTTGTTAAAACTTATATATCTAACCCAACAGTAGGCGGGTTCTAATAGATTTTGTTTATTGCCCCAATAAAAATATTTTCAATCAAAATCTATTAGAGTCATTGATTTCAAAGATAAATACTATTACAATACAATTTTAAAGGAGAATAAATGTCTGTAACAATAGCAAATTTAGAAGCGGCGTTTGCTGGTGAGTCACAAGCTCACATCAAATATCGATACTTTGCAAAACTGGCCCGAGAAGAAGGGCACGAAGATATTGCCCGACACTTTGAGCATACAGCAGATCAAGAACTCAAACACGCTTGGGGGCATTTAGAATTGCTAATTGGCAAGCCATCAACTCGAGAATGTTTGGAAAAAGCCATTGAAGGAGAAACTTATGAGTTCACCACAATGTATCCAGAATTTGAAACCATGGCAGTCAAAGAAGGTGATTTGGCGGTCGCCCATGAAGCAAAACATCAAATTGCTGAGTCAAAAGAACATGCTGAAGAATTCAAAGCAGTATTAGCCAAAGCTGAAAAACGGTTTGCGGCTCTGGCTAAAATAGAAAAGCGTCATGCAGAAGCATATCAATCTAAATTGGAGACACTATAATGAGCGAAGTACACGTATGTGTGGTCTGTGGACACAAACATGATGAAGCAACCGAAGGCAACTGGGAAGATTTAGCAGAGGACTTTCTATGCCCAGAGTGTGGGTGTGGTCGAGACGAATACGAAACCATGACAATTTGATTGTTGTTAAAAAACAACACTAAAAACCCTGTATTTTACAGGGTTTTTTTGTGGCAAAAATGCCACACTATTTTGGTTGACCCAAAATAGCCCATTTGCTATAATACTAACATGAAGACAAGAAAACGCCGACAAGATACAAAACATGCCGTTTATATGTTAGTAAACACTAACACAAACGAGTCATACATTGGTATTACCGTTTGCGGTAGCCAAGTCCGAAATGCTTTGAAAGTGCGTTTCCAGAAGCATGTACGCCGTGCACTCACTGAGAACAAAGCGTGGGCTTTATGCAACAGTATTAGACAACACGGAGCAGAAGCGTTTGTAGTACTTTTAGTTGACATTGTGCGTGGACGCAAACCTGCTCATGCACTAGAGCGTGAGCTAATCAACAGTCAATCACCTGCTCTAAACACACACTAAAACAGTTGACCAAAAATACCAAATCGTTTATAATAACAGCATACACAGTAAAAAGGAACGCAAAATGCAAATCGCAATTGACAACATCAAATCTATTCACAATACCGCAACTGACGCGGCTCGTCGAGCCGAAGCTGACTTTATTGCTAAACACGGCGAGCCTGGATACTGTGGGTTTGCCTGGGTCACAGTTTCAGAAAAAGCCAGCACCAAATTGGGCCGTGCGCTCAAGACTGTGGGTTTTACCAAAGCATACGGTGGTGGACTCCAACTTTGGAATCCTGGTGGCAGCTTCACCCAGAGTATAGACATCAAAGAAACAGGCGCCCAGGCCTATGCTGATACTTTGAAAGCGCATGGCATTACAGCATACATGGGGTCAAGAGCAGACTAAACGGTTGACCCAAAATTATCGATCGGTTATAATAACAGCATAGTAAGAAACAAGGAGCAGACATGTTAACATCTTGGGAAGAATTGTCAGAGCTAGAACAGGCTCAAGAAATCTATAGTGACATGCACAAAGATGCCTATGGCTTTCGCCCACGTTTCGATTACAGTGGCTGGACTCTTGACAAGTTCAACTCGCAATTTGAACTTATGGGCCAAATCATCGAAGCCGACAACAAGGTAGAAAAAGAAAACCAAGAAAAGTCTGCACATGATTTTGAAATGCGTGTGTTGAGTTTGTTGCAGACAGGTGCCAAAGATCGTNCCATGGCAGTTCGTTGGATACACGAAGCAGAAGGCAGCAATGGAGACAACGAATATCTTTGTTTCTTGCTAGGGTTACCTTANAGTTATTTTANGAAAACAGGAGTTTAANATGGGACAGATGAAATCATTGTTTATGGATTTTTTAGAAAAGTACGACAGTTGTACCACAGAAGAACTGCAAGACGAATTGGCCTTGTACAACAGTCTGCAGAGCACAGGGGTGAGCGACGAAATTCGTATTTCGTTTTTGGAACAACTTTTAGAACAAAGAACTCAAGAGGAAACACTGTAATGGATATCAGACAAATCACTCATGCCATCAAGTTTAACGGCTTCACCAATGCAGATCTAGACCAGGTCATTGGTGCAGTGAAGTTTGCTCGTGCAGAACTTGTTCAAGACAACAAACGAACCATGATGCCCGGCAGTCAGGTCAAGTTTACCAGTGCTCGTAATGGTCGTACCTATCTTGGCACAGTTAAGAAAGTTGCCATCAAATACATCACTGTGGACACTGGGTCCGGTCTTTTTAGAGTGCCTGCCAATATGTTGGAGGTAGCATGATGAAACTCATATTACCGCTCATAGCAATTGTGGTTATTCTTGTGGTGATTGGGCCGTTTCTGACCATTTGGGCCTTGAATACTCTTTTTCCTGTGTTGGCAATTCCCTACACCATGGAAACGTGGGCATCCATGATTCTACTGGGCGGGGTGTTCAACGTATTCAAAGTTTCATTCCGGAAGTAAAATGTTTTTTGTGGTATATCAAGTCAAAAGCGGCAAGTGTGTGTCAACCTATGAACGCGAAAGCTCGGCCAAATCACAAGTGACTCGCAACAACAAAGCCATGATGGTGGATATACTACGGGGCGAACATCGAGAGGTTTGGTGGAGAGACCGCAAGGTTGAATGGGCTTATTGCAGTTATACAGACTATGCACCCCATTTTTACAAGGCCTACAAAGCCAAATAACTGTGGCATAAAAACAACACCCAAAGATTGACCAAAAATACCCGTTTTGCTATAATAGAAGTATAGTAAGAAACAAGGAGTCTAAGATGGATCACAAAGAATTTGAAAGCAATGTATCTTACATTGTTCGTCCGTTGTTAAATCACAACGAACATGCTGGATTTTTTGGGGATACTGGCACACTGTTTGCGGCCTGTTCTAAGGCAACTGCTGACAATATTTTTGACAGATTGACCTTGGAATTTGGTGTGGGAAAAGTACAACTCAACGGTCCAATTCAAGGCGAATACGCCTATGATTTTGTATAAAAACGGTTGACCCAAAATAGCCAATTTGCTATAATAACAGCATAGTAAGAAAACAGGAGCAACCCATGCAATACTATATGTCAAGAAAATATCCCCAAAAAGTTCGTGCAGTTACACCCGGTACCAAGTACTCCGTTGCCATGGTCTGGGCCGCTGCTATTGCAGCTCATCGTATCAATGACAATCGCTATGTCAAGACTCCTGAATGGGATACTGAAGCTGAACCTCCTGTGATCAAATATCGTACCAGTCGTGAGGTGTTTGCAGAATTACTGGCCAACCCTGATCGGTTGGATGCTGGTGACATCCAGGCCGGACAAGAATGCCTGGACTGGGTACGTGGTGACTTTACAGTCAAGGCCCTGAAAGGTCAACTCAGTGATTTTGATTTGAGTGTGCAAAAGGTCATTGCTGTGGAAACAGAGTTTGACAGCAACCTA